GCGACCCGAGGACCAGTTCGGCGTTCACGCCCTCCTTCTCGAACTTGCCGATGAGTAGCGCCGACTGCTCGAAGTCGAAGCCGATCTGGCGCATCGGTGCGCCGTAGTTGACGAGCTGGTCCGACAGCGAGGCGAACTCGATGCCGGTGGCCTGGGCGACCGAGAACAGGAAGTCGGCCGCGCCGGCGGCGGTGCCGGCCATGTCGCCCCAGTCGCCGAGCACCCTGGTAACAGACGAGATGTTGCCCTGCAGGTCCGACCCGGTGATGCGCGACAGGTTCAGCATCTGCTCGGAGAATTCCTCGAGCTCGGTGCCGGTCAGCCCCAGGCGGGTGTTGATGTCGGCGACAGCGTTCGAAATGGACTCGAAGTCCGCTGGGACCCTCTTAGCGAGGTTCCTGGTGGACTGGACGAGGGCCTCGAGGGCGTCGCCGGTCGCACCGGTACCCACCCGCAGCGTGCGTTCCACCTTTTCGAACTCGGAGCCGAGCTTGAGTACCGCTGCGGCCCCGGCGACACCGAGGGCACCGATAGCGGCCCCGGCGAACTTCATCGACTTGCCGACAGAGTTGGAGAACGTGCCGACGCGCTTCTCGGCCCCGTCGAGGGTCTTCTTGAGCTTCTTCGCGTCGCCCAGGACGGCGACGTTGATAATCGACGACTTCTTGACCATTACCCGAGGCCGTTCTTCTTGATGAGGTCAGCCATGCCGTCGGTGTAGGCGTCCATGACCTCATCGCGGCGGGCATCGAGGGCGTCGTACAGGAACATATTCGGGGCAATCCCGCGGGCAGGCCAACCGAAGTGAATCGGTCCCGCGTAGGGGACTTTCTTTTTGCCAACTTTGACCGAGGCCCTGGTCTGTGCCCCGGCGGCCCGCACGGTTTCCCGAAGCGCCCCGGAACGCGACGGCACCCTCGTCACGGCCGCCCTGGCGACAATCTCGGCGACCTCGAGGTTCACTTCCTTCAACCCGGCCTTGGCTTCATCGCCGACAGTCTTCAGCGCCTTACGCAGCTCCCTAGCGCCTTCGACGCCTATCTGCCCTACCACGTTCCTGGTCCTTCATCCGTTCGTTGTGCGCCGCCCTGAGTGCTTTCACAAGCTCCGGCGGTGCATCCACCAGGGCTGTTATCGGCTGACCAGTCGCCAGGGCGAGCTCGGCGATGTGGTAGGTCAGGCCGTGTCTACTAAAGGGGCGTCATCATTCTCCAGATCCAGGTCGACGAGGTTGTCGACGAACTTGTCGAACAGCGGCACCGCCCGGCCTTCCTTGCGCGATGCCTCCCAGGCGAGCCACGCGAGGTGCTCGAGGGATGGTTCGTTGAACGCCGTCGAGACAGGCATCTTGTACTGCCTCTCGAACTTGATGAACGTCCCGAGCTTTGGACGGACCTGCCACTTGTCTCCGTCCTCGAGCTCGACGGTAAGCGTCAGGTCGATCATCAGCTGGTCGCTGTTGTAACTACCCCGCTGAAGGGCCAGGTAACCGAGATGGTCGCCAAATCGCCGACAGCGTGGTCGACGAATGGCACCTCGGTAACCAGGCAGGACACCGACTTGGACGGGTTCGTCGCAGCGACGGGGTCTGTCGTCGGAACGACGAGCACGGTGGTTGTCGTGCCGAGCAGCGGGTTGAGCGTCGCGTAGACCTCGCTTGAAGCGAAGTCGGAGTGGAACTCGATGGTCGCCGAGCCGTCCTTGAGGCCGCCGATCCGAGTGACATTCGCGTCGCCCATAGCGGTTGTATCCAGCTCTGCAGCTGATTCGCTGAAGCTGATCTGGGCGATGTGGTCACTCAGATCAACACTGTTGATGGTAACGCTCGCGTCGTTACCCATATAGACGGCCATGTTTTATTCCTCCGTTTTCGTGGACTTTGGGCCGGTATCCGCAAGGTGGCCGCCTTCGACAAGTGCGTCGACGGCGTAGTCCTCGAGGTCTTTTTCGGTGAGAGAACCGCCTGGTTCCACCCCCGCGACTTTGTGGTTTCCCACGACTTTGTATTTACTCATCTGGCGTACACCTCCACGGTGAATCGTGCTCCTGAATATTCGGTGTCGGCGACCAGGATTCGGCCGTAGTCAAGGCACCTGGCGACCTGACACGTCGACGCAGCACCACCCAGGACCTTGTTTCCCTCGATGGCCGTTTCGACCGATCCCGCGCCGCTAATCACTGCGTCGATCCTGTCCTGGGCGGCGTTTGGTTCCCAGTGCTGGACGAGGACGATGACGTCGAAGTTGAACTGGGTGAGCGCCCCGGAATCGTTGCCGCTCTGGTGGTATTGGGCGATCGGACTGCCGGGTGCAACGACCGCGCACGGGACAACGACGCGATCTGGAACATTGTCGTAAACCACCGTAAGGGCGCTGATGGTTTCGAGCCTTGTTTTGAGGCCGTCGCGAATCGCTGCATAGTCGGCCATCTCATGCGACGCCGATGCGGCGGTAGCCGTAGAGCAGCGTGCGGATGTCCGGGTCGATGCGGCTGATGCGTACCGGGCCGAACTCGGTCGACATGCCCGCCTGGAACCCCAGCGGGGAGCTGCGCCGCTGGTACAGGCGCGCCGACAGGACCGTGGCGGCCTGGACGATCGGCCCCGGCACCGCCATTGCGTACCCCCAATAGGCGGTCACCTCGATAGTGGGCCGGTCGGACATGTACCTGGGGAACGTCGAACCGTCCACGCGGCGAATGATGCGGTACGGGGCGGCGTTGCCCTCGAGGACGTATTCCGATGTCAGCGTCAGCGTCTTGTCGTAGGCCCCGTCGTCGGCGGTGTCCGTCTTGACAACGAGGCCCGTGGTCTGGGCGATGTCGTCGACCTCGACTACGACGCCGTTGGTTGGTTCGAACACCTTCGCTGTCGCCGAGCCCGGCACCACGAACGTGCGCCCACAGATGTTGTCGACCTCGTCTTCGGCAGCTGCCAGGGCGGCGTCGATCGCCGAATCCTCCGTGGCCGTACCCGACGGAATGCCGAGGTACTCCTTCACGGTCGTTCTCGAGGTGTAGTCGGCCACCAGACGCCCCAGACGCCCCTACGAGGCCGTCTTGGCCTTCTTGGCCGCAGGTGTCTTCTTCGCCGCCGCGGGAGCCTTAGCGGGCTTCTCAGCGTCGCCGTCCTTGTGAACGCGTGCCGGTGCCTGCTTGTCCCACAGGTCCTTGTAGCTGTTCATGTTTGCCTCCAGGTGTAGGGGCGGCCGACCGTCTGCTCGAGTCGACCGACCGCCCCGACCAGTGGGGGATTAGAGGGTCGCGTTGTACAACGTGCCGTGGCACTTGCAGACGCTGTTCGGGTCCCTGACCATGAACGCCGAGTACCCGTACGAGATGATCTTGATCGTCAGGTTCGCCGATCCGACCGAGTCGTAGCGGGCCAGCATCGGTGCGCCGCCGCCGTCCTCCCAGAGGAGCACGTCGTCAGCTCTCATGATGACCACTGCGTCCTCGTCCGAGCCCGCGCCCAGGTCCGTGGGCATTCCTCCGTCGACGATGACGGGCACACCGGCAATGTTGCCGACAGCGTTGATGCCTGCAGCGTCGCCGACGCCGATGACGTTGGTGCCGAGCTGCGTGTTGGGCGTGAGGAGTGGCCGGTTGTTGGAATCCAACGATCCGACCAGGTAGCTCCAGCGGCGGGGTGCCATGATGATCACGGTGGGCTGGAGGTACTTGGCCGATGCGACCGTGCCGATGCCCTTGACGATCTTCTGCCAGGTCTCATACCCGGTCGGTGAACCGTCGTCGGTGTCGACATCGCCGATACCGGACACCCGCAGGATGCCCGTATGGCGGCCCGAGGTGCCTGGCCCGTCGAGCAGGTCGGCAGTCAGGCTCGTCGCATACGACAGGCTCAGATCCTCGTAGATCATCTCGTCGACCCGGTCGCCCCTTTCGAGCGCCTGGCGTGAAATGTCCTGAGCTCCGGCATACGTGGCGACGGTGGCCGACATCAGCGTGTCGTCGATCGTCGTCTCGCTGATCGCGGCGTTCTCGGAACTTTGCGCAGCGGCCGAGGACGATGTCGTCACCCTCGACACGTTTACCGTCAGCCCAGAGGATGGGAGAGGTAGGCGTCGACAGGCGTTTGCGAAATTTCTCCCGGCCTGAGCTTTTTTCACGGCGAGAGCGACGGCATATTGTGGGATCACAAGCCCAGCCCAGTTGGAGCTTGTGCCATCGGCGCGGTGCTCGATGTCCATCTCGTTCTGGTGGCGGGCGATGCGCTGCTGCGCGGACGGATCGGACAGCACCTGGCTGCGGTACATGTCCTGGAAGAACGAAAACTCGCCCTTCTCCGAATACGTCAGCGGCTCGTCTGTGACGGTCACGATGCCGGTGGCCCGCGTCTCGTCGGGCTCGTCTGTTGCGGCGACCTCGGCCTTGAGCTTTGCGGCTTCGAGGTTCGCAACCTGAATGGAGCGGAGCTCGGTGATGCGCGCGTCGAGGGCGTCGCCTCGAGCCTTGAGGTCCTTCAGGTTCGTGTCTTCGGTTTCGGTGAGGTCACGCGTCTCGTCGGCGGCCAGGTTGACGATTGTCTCCTGGGTGTCGCCGAGTTCGGCGCGTTCCTCGACCAGCTGGTCAAGCAACTTCATGGTCTTGCACTCCTGGATAGGTGGGTTCATCCGAGGGTGCAGACCAGGTGCTGGGAGCGGCGTGGTCCGCGGCGCTCATCGACGACTGTAGCAGCCGTCACATGGGTGTTATTCGGCGGCGAGCAGGTGCCTCCACCTGGCGAGCCGTGGCGCTACTTCCGGGTCATCGGGGTCGAACGCCCGCACCGATACGACCTGAGCCTCGGAGTACGCAGGAGCCGTGACGAAGCCGACGTGGTCGAGGCGCGCTTCGAGGCGTGTGACGTATTGGCGGCCCTCACGGTTCTGGGTCTTGTTGCGGATCGGATGGAAGCCGACCGACATGCCGGTGACCATGCCATCGAGGGCGAGCTGTCGCGCTTCGTCGCCGCGGGTCGTGCGCGCCAGTCGGAAGTCGCCTACGAGGCCGTCGTTGGTCTTCTGCCAGGAGACGGCCATGCCGATCGGGTTGCGGCCGTGGTCGTGCTGTTCCAGGAGCGGTATGCGGGTGCCGCGTTCGGCGATGGACTTGTCGAACACCCCTGGTGCGAAGTCCTCGACGAACGTGCCAGCGTCGTACGTTGCGTGGAACGGGGCGACAACGCCGACGAGGTGGTGCCCGTCGTCGCCTTCGCGCAGCTCCAGGGCGGCGACCTCGAGGGTTCTGGTGATTAGTTCAGACATTAGAGACGGCCTCCTGGGCGTCGGGTTCGGTGTCGAGGTCTTCGAGGGCGCGCACCTCGTCGACTGTGAGGAAACCGGCCCGCAGGCCGACCTCATGCGCGCTGTACCGCAGCATCGTGTCCGAACGCAGCAGGCCGTCGAGGTTGAACTTGGCGCTCTGGCCCCTGGGGAGCAGCTGCGACAGCGCCGCCTCGATGCGCGACAGCCACGGCCTCAGCGTGTAGCTGGCGAACAGCTGCGTGTCCTGTTGCACGTTCGAATACGTCTTGGAGTCGGCCGAACCGACGCCGATGAGGAAACCGGGCACGCCGAACACCGTTGCGACGACCTGGGCGTTGAACCGCCGCGACTCCAGGAGCTCGAGGTCCGATGCCGAAAACGACAGCGCCTGGTAGCCGACGCCGCCCGACAGGACCGCCGGGGAACGCTGCCGCCCACCATGAGCGGCCACGAACGCGTTCTTGAGGTCCTCGGATTCGGCCTTTGAGAGCTCCGTGTCGGCGGTGATGACACCGTTGGGCATAGCGCCGGTCGTGTAGAGCTCCCCGGCGTAGTCCTCGCCTGCGATCGCGAGCCCCATTGTGCGGCGCTGCATCGCCAACGGCCCCAGGCCGACAGTGTGGCCCGGCAGGGTCAGGCCCCGGATGTGGAGGATGTCCTCGGCTGCGTACTGCTGCCCGCCGACCCGGTAGACCACCTGCCCGGCCTCGGGACTGACGAACACCGCCGACGGTGCCAGCACCGCGAGGCTGCGCGGGTAGCCGAGGCTGTCGCGGTTGCCGAGCACCGCGTAGGCGTTCCCGTCGATGAGAACCGACGTGCAGATCGACGAAACGGTGTCGACGCGTGTTTCGGCCGGGTCGGGTTGTCTGAGGATGTCCGGCGTGTCGATCTGCTTGCCGCCTCGGAACGCCTGGATCGGCAGGGACGCAATCGAGTCGGAGATGATCTGGATGCAGCGGTAGGCGGCCGGAATGGACAGGATCGTGGACTCGGTGATCGTGAGCGGCCCGTTGAGCGCCTGGGGCATCAGGCCCCTGGTTGGTAGGACGAAGCTGTCAGCCCGGTGCTCGACCGGGCCTTGTGCTAGTCGCAGGAACATCAGCTGCTAGCCCTCGAGGTGCGTTCGATCGCCAGGCCGAGAACGGTGGCGAAGCCCCCGACGGCCAGGACCAGAATCCATATACCCCCGATCATCCATAAGGCGTAGAAAACAGCGACGATTCCGACAGCTTGCAGCAATGATGCAAACGATGACATTGATGCCCCTTTAGTGGATGGCTGGGGTCGGCTTTCTCTGATGGGCCGATACAACGCCCCATCGGGCCAGAGTAGCCGCAACAAGCGGCGTGATATTCACGGACGATCGGCGGTTCCACGCCCACTGTTCAGCGAGGCGGCGCTTGGACGCAGCCCCTACCGCATCGGTCAGCAGGCGGTCACCGAGGTGCGTGATCGTGCCGTCGACGACGCCGTCGTAAAACGACCCGCACGCCCTGGCATAGTCCCGCATCCCCAGGGCGATCACCTCGACACCGGCCTGTTCGAGGGTGACGATGAACGACCCGGCCGGGCTACCTCCGTCGATCACAACCGGTGCTTTCCACTTCTTATACAACTCGATCAGGCGTTCCTCGACCCAGCCGACGTGCTGGCGGTGGTCGACGACCTCGACAGGCGTGAACGCTCCGTTGCGGCCGGCCGCAGCGATCGTCGCCGAGTCGCGTTGCGGCGACACGTCCAGGCCGAGCACCGTTTCGAACCCGATCGCCACGTCGGGCTTCTCGAGCTTCTCCCAGTCGCCCATCGCGATAACGGCGACAGCCTCGAGCGCGGGCCACACGTTCAGCCACTCCCTGGCGAACAGCTCAGGCTCGGTCGTCGCAGCTGCGTCGGCTACGGCATCGAGGGTGACACCTCCGGCCTCGTCGAGCGTCGGGATGGCCTGAGCCCACACGTCCGGGTCCAACGGGTCGAACTTGTCAGCAGCTGGGCTCCACTCATGCCACGACAGCGTCTTCGTGGTCTTCTCGTGGCCGAGGTTGCGGTAGTGGGCGAGCATCGTCGAGTTCGCGTCGCCGGCGTTCGACAAGATCCACAGCTGCGCGTTCGGCTTGGTTGCCATCGTCGGCTGCAGGGCCGCGACGACTTCCATTGTGTGCGTTAACGCCTCGTCGATGACAACCAGGTCGATTGTGAGGCCCCGGGCACCCTTGCGATTAGGTGTAACGACGCGGTACGACGAGCCGTTCTTCATGTGGATTGCTTCCATGCCGTTAGCCCTGGCGACACGGGCGACCCGCTTCGAGAGGCTCGAGTTCAAGATCGCCTCGACGTGTTCCTCCCACTTGTTCCTGGCCATGTTGCGATCCTGGGCGGTGAACGCGCAGACGTGGCCGGGTTGTAGCAGCTCGAGGCCGATGCGGGCCGCAGCGAGCGCCGTCTTGCCGTTCTGGCGGCCAACGGACACGCCGACCGTGCGGTACGCGTACTGGCCGCCCCGGTGCTCGAGGGCTACGTCGGCGACGTGGCGTTGCCACTCGAACAGGGGCAGGTCGAACGCCTCGG